CTTTAGTTACAATCTTTCTTTCGCTGATATTGATAAAAGTCTCGATGCTGGGAAGCCTGTCGTTATTGGTATCCTTCACAGGGGTTCTCTTTCTGCACCTACTGGTGGGCACATGTGTGTTGTAATTGGTAAAACACCAGATGGTAAGGGATATTTTGTCAACGATCCTTATGGTTCTCTCAATGACAACTACACTGGACCTGTGACCAATGGTAAGAAGACCATTTACACCAAAGCAGTTCTTAAGCACCGTTGGTGCCCAGGAGGGAACGATGGGTGGGGAAGAATTTTCGATTAATTTTAAAAGAAAGATCTTACAAAGAATTAAAGATCTTACAAATCACGGAAAGCATATAGAAGCACAACAACTTTTTACAAAATATTTCGGAGGACCAAATGGCAAGAGTTGATCTACATAACTTCTTTCAATTCTATGATGAAAGAAATCCAAATCACGTCAAGGCAGTTCAGTGGTTAGAAGACAATCTACCCGTCAAGTTTCTTGAGGATAACGTAGATTGGGCGGAGATTTATAGAGGAAAAAAGACTAGTGCTGCACCAGCCCCTGTTGCTGCTGCAGCTCCTGTAACGGGTGGTGATGATGTCCCACAAATGGGCATTAAGTTAATTAAAGAGTTTGAAGGATGTAGATTGAATGCATATCCTGATCCTCTTTCAGGTAATCTCCCAATCACTATTGGTTGGGGATGCACTCGTAAGAAGGATGGATCACCATTCAAGATGGGTGATAGCATTACTCAAGCAGAAGCAGATGAACTTTTGATTGAAGAGTGCAAGCATATGTTCCTTCCAGCACTACGCAAAATTCCATATTGGAGTGAAATGTCAGATGGAAAAAGAGGAGCTCTGCTCAGCTTTGCTTATAATCTTGGTGCCGGTTTTTACGGTGGTGATAACTTTAATACTATTACTAAACGCCTGAAGAATAAGGAATGGGATTTAGTTCCTGATGCTTTATATCTCTATCGTAATCCTGGTTCAAATGTAGAAGCAGGACTTGCTCGTAGAAGAAAAGCAGAAGGTGAATCTTGGAAAAAAGGATGAATTTCCTAAATATTACAGACTTCATCGCACGGACTGATGGAACAAAACAAAAGGGAAAAGTGTATGGGACAAGTTATTCGTATCGCCATTTTGAGTTGGTCTGCTGCTCTTCTAACTGCTAGTTATGCTGGTATGCTGTCCAAAATGGACCCTACATTTATTGCAACTGTCTTCACTGCATCTGCTGCCACTTTTGGTATTAACACAATGAAGAAGGGTGGTGAAGATGATGAGAAAAAAGAAGAACCACGTAGAGAAGGAGTGGTAGTTGAAACTCCACCAGAACCACCTGCTCCAGAAGTAGAGGCAGCACCTTCTCTTGAAGAAAGAGTTGAAGTGTTAGAAGGTCAAGTTCAACCCCGTACAGGAGTATAATGTCTAAATCGCCAAATAAGGGTAAAAAAGGTTCTGGTGGTGCTGGGTCTGCAAATAACAAAAAGCAGAACTCTGGCAATGCCAATGCTAAAAAAGCAAAGAACGGTGGTAAGAAAAAGTAAGTGATAAGTATTCTATAGAATTCTTATGTGAGTTGAAATTTTATTTCAACGTTGCAAGGAACTAATGAAAAAATTTTTCACAGCACTTGGTTTATCGTTAACTTTAGTATTTCCATCATTTGCTAATTCAATAGAAAAGAAACAACCAACAGTGCCTGCTTATAGTCTAGCAGCAATGGGTTGTATGATTCTTTTAGAATGTACTGAAGGAGTTGAGAAACTTACACCAGAATCTGCAGCAATATCTGGTAAAGAATTCGACACTTTTAGAGAAGAACTTAAATCTATTTTGACAGGTTTGGATAAATTGAATGTGCCAGTTTATGTTGGACCATCAAGATATTTTACTCCAAGAACTGTGGGTTTGTATAAACCAGAATATAATCGTTTCTTTGTGAATGAAGAACTATTAAAGGATCCTAGAGAGTTTTTAGGAACAATGCGTCATGAAGGATGGCATACAGTCCAAGATTGTATGGGTGGTGGATTAAAAACATCCTTTATGGCACAAGTTCACCAAGATTCAGAAATACCTGCTTGGGTAATGAAGATGACTAAACTTTCTTACGAAAGTATGGGTCAAGGACGTGCTGTGCCTTGGGAAGCAGATGCAAACTGGGCAGAGGAACAATCGAATGTAACAGCACAGAGACTTGAAATGTGTGCCAAAGGTCCACTCTGGGAACAAATTCGACCAACACCAATGACAATGGAATGGTTAATTGGTTGTGGGTGGATGAAACCACAAGAAGGTTATAAAGAGTTTAACCCTAATAAAAAATCAGATTATTGTGTAGAAGGTAAGTACTGATGGATGTATTTCCTTGGGGAGTTGTAATAATTTTATCCTGCGGTCTTGCATTTACTGCTTACATAATCTACTACATATTGAAGTTAGCATTTGAGGAGATGAAAAATGAAAAATCTAGCGATCATTCTATCAGCAACAAGTCTGACAATTAGTGGAGCACTTTGTTATGGTGCTTATGTGACTTATAGAAAGGCAGAAGCAATTCTCAACAATCCAGAACAGTTTGTAGGAAAAGTTGTAGAAAATCAAGTTAATAAAGCATTTGAGAAACTATCAATTCCTAAACTTAAATTATTTTGAGTTTGCTTTTTTATATTGATCTAACTTCTGTTTTTTGAATTCTTTCTTTAGTTTCTTATTGATTTTTTGCTGGTGTTCATAAGCAAAAAATAGTTGCAACTCATAGTCTGTCAAATCTTTGCTCAATCTTTTCTTGATCTGGGCAAAGATTCTTTCGACTATGGGTTTAAATTTCTTTACCATCCATTCCACCAGAGATTTGCCAACAAGAGCCGCAGCAACAGAAGCAGTAGCAGTGGTGCCAGCAAGTATAACCTGTTCTTTAGGTGGGACAGGGACTTCTCCGACGATTGGTACTTCAATGACGGGTACTCCTAAATCTGTTGTTGGTTGATTGGTTTCTTTAATTATTTTATCTTGAACTGATTCTTGAGGAACTTTTATTTGTTGCAATATTGAATTTGTATCAGGAAGACCTCTAGTTTTTTCTTCTTGCTCTTGTTGCTGTTTTCTTTGTTCTGCTCTAACTGCAGCATCAAACTCCTCTTGAGTTGGAACATCAATGACTGGATAATTTATTGATGGATTTGGAATATTAACAATTGGAATTTCCAATCCATAAATTGTAGAACGTTCTGCTCTACGAGTTACAGGAGGTTCTATTGTTGGAATAATAACTGGTCCTTCACTTCTTATTTGAATTGGATTTATTTCCATTTGCTACATCCTGAACTCTTGGATACTTCACAACAACATCTGCACAGATTTTTGCATAAGGACTATCTGGATGAAAAGATATTCCAGATTTAATCGCTTCACCACATTTCAATAGTCTGACTAATTCAAAATCGAGGCGTGCTTTGTCCGCTTCTGCTTGTTGTCTTGTGATTTCAGTGCGAACTCTTTGCTTACAAAGTTCTTGTAAAGAACCATCTAAAGGTATAGAGAAACCTGCTGACAAACCAGCATTGACTGAACCAGTTTGATAACTTCCTGGATCTTTGCTTAAATTTAAATTATTATAACCAAAGGTCTGAAGATTGATTGTTGGTCCTTGACAAGAAACTCCATTACCATAAGTATTTACGGCAAAAGGACCCTGTAACACCTGAACTGCTTGGTTGGTTACGTTACCTGTAGCAGATGCTGAGGGTCCAGCAATATTTGTATTGGAAGGTGCTTGCTGAGCAAATGCAGTTCCAGAAAATATTATTGCGTAAAGACCGATATAGAATTTGTTACCGAATCTTCGGTAGTTTTTCGATCTATCCATGTTTCTTTACTCACGCCAGGTGTAAGATAAGTCTCACTAAACTGAAACGGAGCACCTTGATTGATTATGCTATAATTCGCACCTGGTTCTGGACGAGCAGGTATGTTAATATTAGTACCAGTGACAGTATAAGATGTCCCAGTTGAATACTCTATTTGTCTAATAGTTTCAATTACTTCAGTACGTGTTTTAGTCTCAGAAGTAATTGTGCCACTCGTAAAGTTAGGAGTGACAGGTGCTGCAAAGCAAGGAGAAATAAGTCCCGTTGCAAGCAGCAAAACGGGAGTTATATGTTTCACTTGAATACGCTTAACTCAACTGTTCTTTGTGCAGTGCCTGTGCTTCCAGGACCACCTGCTGTGATTGTAGGGACACCAGTTGGTGAAAGAGTTCCTGCAAGAGAACCCTTGTCTCCTCCTAATTGAGTAGTAGAGTCGCTATAAAGGTTGGGAGAAGCAATTGTTCCAGAAGCTGCCGACTGATTGGTAACAACAGTATCTGCAGTAACTGATGATTCAGAAAAAGTGAACGTTGCACCATTTGTGTTGATGTCATAAGAACCAGCAGTTCCAACTCCTCCAAGAGTTGTAACGTTAATATTTGTTCCTGAGACGGAGTATTGTCCTCCTACTCTGGTTGATTGTACCGCTGCACCCTGAACATTTAACTGTACTGAGTCAACGATTTTGTGTGTGATTTCACCTGCAAAAGTTGGGGTAGTAAGGAATAACGAAAAGACTAATGCTAATCTTTTCATTGTTCTGGTGGATAAACTATACTTGTATTTAGTGAGACACTTTTTCAACTGTCACCTTGACAAATCCTAAATATTAACTTATTATGTAGAAACCCACTTCACAGTGGGTTTTTCACTATGAGTC